TCAGAGGTATTAGTAGATTTTATTATTACCATTCCAGGTTCAAAACCAGTAGTTATTGCGTGACCATAAGCACCTGTACCAGTATATGAACCGATATCGACATAACCTGAAATAGAACGAAAACAATAAGCTACATATTCAGCACCACTTGAACCAACAGAACCACTTGTACCTGCTGTAAAAGTTGTAGAATTAGCACTTGTTACTTCATTTGTGTCACTTGCAAGTCCCGCAGAACTGTTAAATAATAATTTATTTGTTCCGTAAGATAACCCACCTGCATTACCATTAATAGACCAGTTACCTGAACTGTCTAACCTTTTTACTATAATGATCTCTGGAGTACTGCCTAATCCGTGACCAACAGTACCATTTGATCCATTACCAGTATATTTTACAACGCTAATTCCTCGTGAGGTACTAGCAGAGACAGATGATGTAATGCTACCACTTGTGTTACTTACTGCACTCCCTCCTGCTCTCCAAAAATATCCAACGTAAGTTCCGCTTAAATATCCACTATTAGATCTCCCTCTTGCTCCATAAAAAGTAGTTGATGAACTACCAAAAGTTTCTACACCATAATTTCCTGCACCATTACCCTCGCTTTGTGATGTATTATTATTTAATGTAAGGTATTGTCTAACACCTGTTACACTATCAAACGCTCCCCAGTGGTGTCCTACATTTCTACATTTTGTCCAAATTAAATCTGCTTGAAAACCATTAGCAACCTCTAAAGATGAATTTGAACCTGTATAAAGTACAGCATTAAAATTATCTATAGGAACTGTTGTTTCAACGTTAATTAATCTCTTGTTTAAACTCATATGTAATTACTGCTGATTTAGTTGTTAAATTATTAATTTCTGTTTCTTGGTCGTTATGGTCGTTCAATATAATTGCTCTAGCATTTTCTATTTCTTGCGGAACATCTATATTTCTATCTAATTTTCTTATATAATACCAATCTGTTTTTTCTAATTTAGCTTTAGTGAAATAATTTAATTGATCAATTTTTTGTTCTTTTAATTTTGTTAAAGATTCAGACCAAGTTTTTGGAATTACTTGATAATAATATTTATTATCTTCTAAATATAAATCGCCTTTTTCTTCAACCCTTTGATCTATTTGTGGATCTACTACTTCGTAAAAACCTTCTTCTTCTAACACTTCTACAGGTGAACTTGCAAAACCACCCATATAGTGTTTTTTACCATTCCAAGTTGATGGTAAAGTATTAAATATTTTTATTTCTCCGTTTATATTTATTGCTCTCATATTATTATGGTGTTGGATCACTTGTGTAAGTTCCTATTGAATACATATATACTGGATTTGCAGAATCATCAGTACAAATTATTTGTACTAAATTATTTGCAGAACCGTCATAATCAGCAGTTCCTACTTTATTAAATGTTGCGTTAGTTTGACTAAATGTTATTGTATGGTTACCTGTTAAAATTAAATCTATAACCTGTCCTTGTTTTGCATTACTAAATGTAAATGTAGCATTTCCACTAGCAGTTGCTGTAAATGTTGTTGCTGCACTAAAATCTAATGCAAAAGATGTACCACTACCTAATGCAGATAATGCAGTATATCTATTTTCTAGTTTATCGTGTGTTATATTATCGTTTGCTATTTTTGCAGTCGTTACATTAAGATCTACTATTTTTGCAGTTTGTACTGAATCAGTAGCTAACATTGTAGCAGATACTGTACCTGTATCTCCTGTCCCTACTAAATTACCTGATGCAGTTGGTAACACTAATACTGCTGAACTTGCTGCACTATGCGGTGCTGCTTTTAATGTTTGGTAGTGTGCATTACCTGTTTCACAATAGAACCTCATTTCTGCTACATTTCCTGTACCTGTTCTAATTTGTATGCTACCATCTGCTACTGTTACACCACCTGATGAGCCATTACCACCCATTGTAAATGCGTTAGGTGTGCTAGATGATAAACTTAAAGTTACATCACCTGTTCCTGCAGATGCAGTTATACCGTCACCACCTGTAATGCTTTCTACTACATTACTTAAATTAACTGCTACAAGGTGCATAACCTCAATACTTGTACCATTAGGTACGTTAGTATCAAACGTTAAAGTTGTACCTGATACAGTATATGAGCTGTGTAGTTGGTAAACACCGTCAAAATATACTAATAGTTCATTTTCGCTACTAGCACTATTGCTTAATGTATATGCCGCAGTACTACCGTTACCAGTGTATGTATCAATTGCTATTGTATTTGCTCCTGCTGTTGCAGATATTGTTAAAGTATCAGTTCCAGCGTTTGTTGTTAAACTTACATTACTACCAGCGGCAATAGTAAGCGTATCATTTGTGCTATCCGCAGCTATTGTAGTTTGCCCTGATACAGCAATATTACCAAAGGCATTATCACCTACTGCTGTATTTGCTATGGTAATACTACCATCAGCGTTTGTAATACCAATACCTGTACCTGCTGTTAGTGTTGCGTTTTCAAAATAACTATTTGTGTTATCATAAATCATTAAATGTCCTGCCGCAGGATTTGTTAAATTAACATCTGTTAAATTATTTGCACTTGCATTTAAACTAAATGTAGTTGACGATAAATTTAAACCTGTACCAGCTGTATAAGTTGTATCAGTTGATGCAAATGTAACTGTATCTGTACCAGCAGTAGTTGTTATTGAAACATTACTACCTGCTGCAAGTGTTAGTGTATCTGTTGCGCTGTCTGCCACTACATTAGTTTGACCTGACACTGCAATAGTTTTAAAGCTATCTGTTTGTGTATCAGTTGCAGCAATAGTTATAGCACCGTCAGCATTTGTAATACTTACGTTACTGCCAGCTGTTAATACTGCATTTTCAAATATGGAATTTGTATTATCATATATTAATACGTGTCCCGCTGCTGGGTTTGTTATTGTTACGTCAGTTAAATTGTTTAAAGCAGCATTTAAGCTAAAAATTGTACCGCCTAATGCTAAACCTGTACCTGCACTATACGTTGTATTTGTATCTGTAGCTGCAAAAGTTATTGTATCAGAACCTGCTGCTGTTGTAAGCGTCATATTACTACCAGCTGCTAAAGTCAATGTATCAGTAGAACTATCAGCAACTATATCTGTTTGCCCACTTACTGATATTGTTTTAAAAGAATCAGTTTGTGTGTCAGTAGCTGCTATTGTAAATGTAGGGTATGTACCACTAACTGTTACATTACTACCTGCGTTTAACGCTACCGTTTGGTCTGGTGCATTATTAGTTATCGTAAGTGTGCCAGCAGCGTCATCATAGGTTTTTGTAATTCCTGTTCCTGCCTGTATAAGTGTATTTGCTTGATCGTCAACACGCTCAGCAGTATAATATAAATTACTACTCCCCTCGCTTACAGAATCTGTATCAAAACTTATATTTGCACTACCGTCAAAAGATGTTCCGTTAATTGTTCTTGCTGTTGCAAGTGTAGCAGCAGTAGATGCAGCGATCCCTAATCCATCTACATATGATTTAGTTATATGGGCTTGTACTTCTGACTGACTTGGACCTGTATATGTAATAACTCCAGTAGAATTATTATATGCTAGAGAACCATCACCACCTGAATCTGTTACGCTAATTAAACCTCTAACGTCACTGTCCGAAGCTCCTGTGTAAGTAAAGACACCGCTTGAATTATTATAACTAAAACTACCTAGACCGCCTGCATCCGTAGCTGATAAATCTGTTAAACCAATACCACTACCTGTATTTGCAATAGTAAAACTCGGATAAGTACCTGTAATATTTATACCAGTCCCAGCTGATAAAGCGACTGTTTGATCAGGCGCACTATTTGTTATTGTGAAATTAGGATACGTACCGCTAGTTGTTATGCCTGTACCCCCAGTCAGTGCTACTGTTTGATCTGGAGCATTGTTTGCTATCGTTAATGTCCCAGCAGTATCGTCATATGTTTTAGTTATACCTGTACCAGCTTGTATTAATGTATTAGCTTGGTCATCTACTCTTTCTGCTGTATAATAAAGATAACTAGCATTTTCTGTTATGTTAGAGGTGTCTAGTGAAATATTTGCTGTGCCGTCAAAAGATACTCCTGCAATAGTACGTGCTGTCTGTAAAGCTGTTGCCGTTGCTGCATTACCAGTTGTACTGCCTGAACTTCCACTTACATTACCTGTAACGTTTCCTGTTAAGTCACCTGTTACATTCCCTGTGATTGTACCGCTTGCGGCTATTGTACCAACAGATATATTTGGCGTACCTGTTAAATTTGATGCTAAACTTGCTGTACCTGTTAAATCACCAGTTACGTTTCCTGTAAGAGGTCCTGCAAAAGCATTTGCTGTGATTGTGCCTGTTGCTGTAAGTGCGCCTGCTGTATTTAAACTAATACCTGACGAATTACCTGCACCATCTGTTATTGATTGTAAGGAAGCAGCCAAAGTGCCATTATCACCAACTTTTAAAAGCGACGTATATGTACTGCTTATAGAATTACCTGTTAGACTTGCCATTTTTTAATTTTTTTTTTATATACTCTTTTAATTTTATAATATTTATCTTTTTTACTTTGTATCTTTTCATAAAACCCAACCGTTAAATAAATTATCTTTATCTGGATAAACATCTTCGTTTACATTTGTATTATATTCTGGGAAATGAGTACTATTAAAACTTAAATAGTCAATCATCCTTCTTATATAATATTCTGCAAACTCACGCTCTTTATTTACTAAATAATCTACTTCGTTTTTTGTAACACTTTCTGCATTTTCGCTTATATGTTTAAAAACTCCTGCGTTCTTTACTTGATATGCAGCAAATGGTAAATAATCCATCATTGCAAAATGTATTAATGCAGGTTGTACGTAACTATTAACAAGTGTTAAATAATGTCCTGTTAAATTATTGTTAGTTATTTTTGTTTCTAATGCTTGGTATAGTTTTGTTCCTAAAAAGTTTTGTATATGTATTTCTTGTGCTATTTTCATATACGGTAACAATTTATCAACATCAACATTGCCATCAATAATTGTATTCTTTTTTAATGTACTTACTTTTATAAATAATACTTGTGCCATTATTAAAATGCTTTACCTTTCGGTGTTGTAAAATCTTTTTTCTTTTTAAAACCTCTATTCTTTTGATCTCTTGTTCTTTGTGCAACTTCTTTATCATTTACTTCTGGCGTAAACCCTTCACGCTTTGCTTCATTTACACTTATTTCTGATCTTGGGTTTTTTGCATCAGGTGTAACTGTTTTTGCCATATATACCCTACGTTCCCAAAAATGCCTACACGAACCTCCGCCTTTATATAACCAGATATTATATGTATCAGCACCATCTCGACCCCATCCAGGATTTACAGCTTTTGTATTCATTTGCATTATATCTTCTTTACGATATATTTTACCTGCATCAACCATATTTTTACAAAACTCCCTACTTTCATCATCATATTTTGCAGGCGCATACGCATACCTTACTTTAAATTTAAAACCTTTATCGTTAGTGCCATCTTGTTCACTTTTTGCATTTGACCTTGCTGTACCCTGACTTACATCTGATAACATTAATTTTTCGTTCAGTTCATCATCTTTATCATAATCTACTGGTGCAGATTCTTGTAATTCCCAGTTATCTAAATCCTCATCTTCACCTAACTCAATAAATTCTTGTAGTGCTGTTTTTACAGTTGATAATTCTGCTTTATCTTCTAAGTCAACACCAGTTTCCTCTTCCCTTGTTTCCTCATCTACAATATTACCGTCTAAGTCAGTAAACTCTAACGGCTGTAACGTTGTAAAGTATAGGTTTAGTGAAATATCGTTATATGCTAATATTTTATCAAGTGCATCTAATATATATTCTTGTTGTACCCTTATTACCATATTGTCAAATAATATACTAGCTTGTTTAAGCTCATCTGCGTTACTTCCTAAGCCATTGTTTCCTGTTCTAATACCTAATAATAGTGGCGATGATAATCTATGCCCTACAAGTATTTTATTTGTAGCTTCATCACTTAAAAATTGGTATTGGTTGTGTGCGTCTGATAATTGTACAGGATCAATAGTTGCTGCACTCTCAGCATTATCATTAAATGCTAATATAAATTTACCTGCATTACTACTGCCACTAAACTTTTCATA